TTTCTGTTTTAAAATTTCTTTTACTTCTTCTTTATTCATATCTGTACTTCTATAAGAGTTTTTAACCCTCCAGTAGATTTAAAGTGTGCAATATAGTCAGACAAATCCTTAAGTTCATAATTATCAGGTATGATAATATTATTTAAACGATATTTTGCGCAGATCTTTTTTGCCATTGTTTGTCCTGGATTGTTTGGGTTGTTAAAATCATTATCATAAAACAATGCTACTTTTTTAAACCTTTCTTTAAGTTCTTTGATTGTTTCTTCTTTGGGCATTTGCATTTCTGATTGCAAGGCGATTGCGGGGATGCCCATTGCGAACAAGCACATAACATCCTTGAGACTCGATGTAATAATACAGAGATTCCCTTTAACAGGAAGTTGTTTGTATCCTTGGATGATTTCTTTGTTTGTATTGCTCGCCCATTTGTTTTCTTCTTCATAGGGTGCGTAAATTTTGAATTTATTTCCGAATCTATAAACGTAAGTTATTGATTTACAGGTAAATCTATTACCATTAATCCAATAATGAGTTATAGGCTCGACGCCAAATGTAAGTAATATTTCTTTACTAATCAAATATTTACTCCAAAAGTTTTTATCATCTTTATTCCACCTTCTTCTTCTCTTTTGTATTATAGTTTGCTTTTGTACTAACTTTAATGGTTTTTGTTTATAAGCTAAATAACCCATAGTAAATTTTACATCACTACTATGGTTAGCTAAACCTAAATTAAAGTCACAATCTATAATACGAAGGGCAGCATAAAAATCACAATTAAACTTTTGTTGTACATATGAAAAACAATTAAAAGTGTGATCAGGGTAGCCAAAATCTTTGTATAATAATTTATTATTCCAAACTCCTATAGACACAGACGGTCTAGAATCTTTACGTAAGTCACTACAGAATTTTACATTTAAAGATTTAAAATTAGGACAATAATATTTAAAAATATCATATTCACTAATTTTTTGTAATATAGTATCTGTATGCAGCCTATCGTTTTGTTTTCTAATTTTGAGCATAGTCTGCGAATTTAAATAAAAAAAGGGCAGCTTTTACACTGCCCTTTGATTATAGTTAGTAAATACTAGAATGGTAAATCATCAGCACTACTATCATTTGATGTCCAATCTTCATCTTCAGTTGAAGAATCAGGAGTAACCAAAGTAGCTGTAGGCTTGTGCTCACCAAATGCTAAATCAGCATTAAAGTCAGCATTAAATGCACCATACTCATCATTTAAAGCTTTTACAAAATAGTTGTCTCTTGGATTAGCATAAGCACGACCAAAGTATTTTGTATAAACAATTTGATACTTGTCATCTTTTACACCAATAAGAACACGCACTGGGTTATCTTTTAACGCAGCTACATATTTCTTAAGCTCAGCTACATCACCTGCAGCTATCTTAGCAATAGTGTCAAAAGTTACTTCATCTCCAGAAGCAACATTTGCCCAACATTTTGCAAAGTTAATTAAGGTTTCCTCACCAACATAAGCTTTACGCTCACCGTCAGATTTCCACCAATCATAACTAGGTGCATCTTCAGACCAAGTAGACTGACCTATAGAGTTCATCCACTGGTGTTTTCCTGACTGTGATACTCTATGCGATGGTTGCATTAATATCTCAATCTTGTAACTACCAGTTTCATTTTTAACCCAGAATACAACTTTGTTATACTCTTGGTCGCCCATAGAAATAGTATAAGCAGGTTCCTGCTTTAATTTTATTCCTAGGTTATGCAGTTCTTCCAAAGTAGGATTTACTGCGATTACATTTACATTTGTAAGGCCAGAGTACAATTTTAGTCCTCCGCCTGCTACCTCTGAAGAGATAGGGTTGCTAGTTAAAGCCATAATTAATAGTTTTTAAAATTAAAAGTTAAAATCATCTTCGTCTTCCTGTAACTCAGGTGTAGCTTCTACAATCATAGATGCTTCTGTATGTACATCAACATCATGCATAGTAACAGCATCTGTAGTTTCTACCGCAATACTAGTCTGGTTAGGATCTGCAGCTGTATCATCTACAAAGTTAAAAGAAAGTTTACGTACTTTCTTAGCTTTCTTGCCCTTTAATGCAGGGTGTTGAAACATCTGAGTTACTTCCCATTTGTCTAAGCCATACTTTGTTTGTATGCCTGTGCGGTCTACACCATTGTTAAGGTCCTCAATAATCATCGTCACTGTAATAGTTTGAGGTTTTACTACAGGAGTCGTGTTAGGCTCGACAGCCGTTCTTGCTTCAATCATTTTTTAAAATTTTAGCGGTTAATCAATAAATATATTTGACCATTCTAAAGGCATGGTCTGGCCTTTTAAGTGATCGCAACGTGAACCAGCAGTAATATCTGACATAGAGTCAAAAGAAATCATAGTTTTATCTTCTTCTCTATAGATATAACCAACAGCATCAGCGTTAGCGCATGTAATTTGCTTTATCTTTCCAGTAAGGTCAAGGTCCTTTACAGCAACCTCTTTACCTTTCTTTTCAAGCATTTTGTCCTTTAGGTGACCTACTAGGATAATATGATCCGCTAGCATATTTAATCTATCTACCCACTTTTTGTATGCCATACGCAAATACAAATAGCCAGCGCCGTTAGGCAATGATAATACAGACATGCCAGGGTTCTTCTGTTCAAAGTTTTTACCCATAGGAGTTTTCATATAAATTTGCTTTGCTTCTTCTTCACACCATTCTTCAAGCTTTGAGATAGTGTCAATAGCAACATATTTATATGGTTTCTTTTGTTTGATAATTTCTCTACCGACATCAGCAAGATCTTTTAAGTTCTTAACTTTTATCTTTAGAGCATCGACCATATCAGAACCTTCCTCAAGGTCAATAATCAAACAATTGTCTAGTTGTGATAATACTGTAGTCTTTCCAATCTTTGGTGGACCATATATTATCATGTTCTTAGGCGACTTTCGGCTCGCCTTTACCTTCTTAGTTGGTAATTCCATAATTTAAAATATATATCTAATTTTGTTCCAAGGTATTTTACTATTATGCAGTTCTTTAAACTGCTGTATAAACTTGCCCTTTACTCCAAGTTTATATCTAACATTTTCTCCACCATACTGAGATTGCTTTACCTCCTGTAGTTCAGGACGCCATAACGTTACTTCAGTTTGCGGGTGTCGACCAACATTTACAATATGCTTTTTAAAGTTATGTGTAAGAAATATAACTTCTGCAAGCACTTGACTTTTGTAGTCCACATAATTATCTACCATATCAAATAAATCAGCATAGTCATCTAACCAGCCTTCGTAAAATATTACAGGGCTGTAGTTGATATGCACATCATAGCCTGCATCTATAAATGCATCAATAGCTTTTATTCTATCAATAATCTTAGATGTGTGCGGCTCATGTATATCTGACATTTTTTGTGGCATCAAACTAAATCTTATACGTACTTTTCCTTCAGGATTATACGTAGTAAGATCAGGGTTTACATACTTTGTTGCAAAACTACCCATAGCAACAGGATGGTCTCTGAAAAATTCAAAGATACGCTCCCAGTCATGATGCTTAGCATGCAATGCAAAATCCTCATTACAACTAATGTCGTAAGTAGTAAACTCTGCGTGAGTCTGATTAGGCTTATCTACAGGTGTAAAATAAGCATGATTGTTAATGTGTGTAAGTATATCACCAGTGTTGGTAGCAACGCTAAGACCTTTGTCTTTGTGTCGTTTCATGTAGCAATAGCTACAGTTGTATAAACAACCGTGGCCAAAGCTAGGTGATATAAAGTCAGTTGATCGTCCAGAATGTCTAATAGTAAAACTTTTACGTTTTACTTTTTCAATCATGTGCGTTCGTTAATTGTAAATGTTGACATTTCTGCTTCATAGGGTATCATACCCAATAGTCCATCACGATTCTTTTCAATATGACATGCAAGTAAACCTTCAGGGTCTTCGTTGCAATACTTTTCAGTAATACCATATAAATCGTAAGGGCGTTGTAACATCATAACAACATGCGCATCCTGACCAATAGAGTCACCACCAAACAAATCTGTTAGCAATGGCTGGTATTGATTCTTAGCACGATGTTCTTGTTCAATGTTACGGTTTAACTGTGATAATAATATGTTTATAGTGCCCATACGTGACTGCATCCACATACATCCTTTTGATACAGTGTTGAGTCGTTGTAGCTCAGTTTCTGCATTGCCAAGCACAAGACGTGAGTGATCAAATACATTTATAACTGTTGCATCTGGTTTACTATTACATATTTCTACGTTAGTTTCTTTAATAAACTCCATTGAGCGTGGCACATTATTAAAGTACACAGGGTAGTTGTTATATTTAATAACT